TAAAATCGGGGCTGCTGACTACCTACAACTTTACCCGCACAACCACCGCCATCACTTACACAGGGACGACGAGTGCTGCTTTGCGGGTGTCTGCCAGCATGGTATTCTCGCAAGGGAACGGCAACCAAATCATCATCTACATCGCCAAGAACGGAACTATCATTCCGCAGTCCATGACTGACATCACCACGGGACACAACAACGGCCATGCGGTGACCCTTGAAGCCATCCTGCAAGGTGCAGTCAATGACGAGTTCACCATCTACATCAACGCCGTCAACGATGCCGCAAATATCACGATTTCGGCTCTATCCTTCACCGTCCACACACTATGAGCAGCATAAAACAATCGTTCACCCAATGGTTGGGTATTGAACACAAAGTCCCCGTCATGCTTGAAAACAAGGCGGGCAAATACATCACCTACGGGGCGTTCAACGAGTACCCATACTATCTGCTGGACAACTACCGCCGCAGTTCAAAGCACAACGCTATCGTCAACGGCAAAGTGAACTACATCGTCGGCGGTGGATGGCAACCAGGTGAGAAGATGACCGTGGAGCAGCAGGCCCGCTACGCCAAGTTCTTTGACGGACTATCCGAACACGACGACCTCAACGACATCACGGAAAAACTCGTCCTTGACTTGGAACTATTCAACGGGTTTGCGGTTGCGGTGACATGGAATAAAATGGGAACCATCGCCAAGATGGAACACATCCCCTTTGAAAAGATTCGTGTGGACAAGGACGAGCGGATGTTCCAAGTGGCCGATTGGTACGACGATGCAATGGTCCAACTATACCCCAAAATCGGGGATGTAGAGAAAATCCCCGCCTTTGATGCAGACAACCGAATCGGTAAGCAACTGTTCTATTACAGGGTCTATGCCGCTGGCGTGAAGTCCTACCCCCTCCCCGAATACATGGGGGGGTTGGCATGGATTGAAGCCGATGTGCAGGTGGCCAACTTCCACAACAACAACCTCCGCAACAACTTTTGGGGTGGGTATTTAATCAACTTCAACAACGGAATCCCAACGCCCGAAGAACAGGGCGACATTGAGCGGCAGATTAAACGCAAGTTCAGCGGGACCGATAATGCTGGACGCTTTGTGGTGACTTTTAATGATGATGTCAGCAAAGCCCCGACGCTTGAACCGCTGACACCGAGCGATATGGACAAGCAGTTTGAGATTTTGAACAAGGCCATCCAGTCCGAAATATTCATTTCGCACAGGGTCGTCAACCCCATGCTATTCGGCGTGAAGACCGAAGGCCAACTGGGGGGACGGCAGGAACTGGTGGAGGCGTACGAACTATTTAAGGCGACCTATGTGAACGACCGAGTGAGGAAGGTAGAGCGGATGATTAACTATTTGGGGTCGTTCAACGGCGTGGAGGGCATGGAACTGATTCCCGTGGAACCCATCACCGAGCGATTGAGTGAACAAGCCCTGCTCACCATTATGACCCCCGAAGAACTGCGGGAAAAAGCGGGCCTCCCTGCGTTGGAAAAGCAACCCGCCGATGTGGTTGGACCCAATCCCCAACCCGACGAGCAACCGCAAACGCCCATGGTCATGGGCAACGACAATATCAAGAAATTATCGGGCCGTGAGTACCAAAACCTCATGCGAATCGTCCGTCACTACGCACAGGAGAAAATCACGCTTGAAATGGCCCGCACGATGCTATCCGCTGGATTCGGCTTGACCCCCGAAGAAGTGAACACCCTGCTCGGAGTGCAGGAGCAGGCGTTTTCCGAGCCTACATGGGGCGAGGAAGACACCGAGGACTACGGATGGGGGGACGAGGAATTCAAGGTCTTGGAGGTGGTCGCAAGCAAGTTTGGGAGCAATGCGGACGACTATGTTGTCATGCACTCCAAGCCAATGCGGTTTGATGCCGATTTAGACGACCAAGTGCGTCAAGCCTTCGCTGAACTTGGCGAGGAAGAAAAGGAACTGGATTCAAAGATTGAAGCCTACCGCAAGAAGAACCGTGATGCCTCCGTGGAAGAAATGGCCAAGGAGTTCGGAGTGAGCAAGGCCAAGGTCGCCAAGCGAGTGGCTTACCTAATCAACAAGGACCGCTACCCTATCGCAAGGGCCGTGGACCAAATCGCCAAGGAAGGAGCCAAGCCAACGGATGAACCCGTGCTGGAAGTCCGCTACAAATACGCATGGGCCGCTGGTTTCAGCAACAAGGACAAACGGACCAGCCGTGAGTTCTGCAAGGTGATGTTGGACCTCGCTGACCAAGGCAAAGTTTACACAAGGGAGGACATCAACGGCATCAGCAATATCATGGGCTATTCTGTATGGAATCGCCGAGGCGGTTGGTATCACACGGCCAGCGGAGTGAACCGCCCCCAATGCCGCCATGTATGGGAGCAGCAAATCGTCATCCGTAAGGGCAACAAAATCACAAAAGCATGAAGGCACTCTTTATCAGCGAACAAACCCTGCTGGACAACTCGGTAATAAACGAGAATGTATCGTTTACGCAGATACGGCCCACCATCGTGAAGGTGCAGGAGATGAGGATTCAGCCCATCGTTGGGTCTGCCCTGTACTCGGAGATGGTGACGCAAGTGGTAAGCGGCACGACCACGGCCTTGAACACGACGCTCTTGGAGGACTACATCCAGCCTGCAATAGTGCAATGGCTCTACTATGAACTTCCGATGGTGCTTGCCTTCAAGTACATGAACAAGGGAATGGTCCGCCGTACCAGCGAGGAATCTTCGCAGATGAGCATGGATGAGATTACCCGCTTGACGGACAAAGTGAAGAACGATGCCGAGTGGTATTCGGAAAGGATTACCAGATACTTGATGGAGAACCGCACCGACTATCCCTTGTTCAACTCCCCGCCATCTGCTTTGGACACCATCTATCCAAACGGGACAAATTACAACACGGGGATGGCCTTGGACGCAAGAACCCTGCGCCGTGGTGCTGGGCTTGATAGACCTTGGCCTTACGGCTACGACCCTTACTGCTCCAACTGCTGAAATCTATGGGCGCACACGCAAAAAACATTTTGAAATTACAGGCTTATGTCATGGATACGAATAAAGCAGGCACTCCTTGCGCTTGCAAATGCTCACCCGCAGGTCAACTCCTTCGGGACGGGCGACCCGCTTGCAATCGGGACCGACAACACGATAAACCTGCGAACCCCAAGCCGTGAGCGAATCGTCTATCCTTTGGTATTTGCGGATGTTCAGTCAGCGAGTACGGACTTGGGTAGCCTTAACCTTACTGTGGGTGTCTATTTTAGCGACCGAGTGGAATCCATTGCCACGATGGGTGGCGTGGTTTCGGGAAGTCCGACGCTGGGTTGGCAAGACAACGAAGACGAGGTTTTGAGCGACCAACTGCAAATCGCTCAGGACTTCATATCCTCGCTCACAAACGACCCGACGCAAGAGTGGACGCTAAGTACCAGCGTGTCGCTTACACGCTTTGTAGAGAGCCGAGATGACCGCACGGCGGGGTGGGTGGCAACCTTGTCGTTCCAACTGCCGTATAGCCACAGCATTTGTGAAATTCCGACCTAACCTACATTTACCCTAAATACGCAAGCAATGCCAACTCCAATCTTACAACAAATGCTCGGACAGGGCGGCACGATGGAATTCGTGGACGCTGCCGTTACGGGCAAGAATTACGACTTCCTCGTGGTGAATGCCGCCGCTACCTTCATGACATTGACGGGTACGGGAGGCGAGGATTTGCGCTCTGCCTACAACCTTGCGAGCAAGTCCGTGTCCGCTGGGATAGTTATTTCGGGTCGCAACGGCGGGAAGATTACGGCGGTAACTCCATCGGTGGGTAGCGTCATCGGTTACACCTTCCTCTAACCATGCTGATAGGCTACGGCTACGGCTATCCGACCAATATGCTGCAAGGTGGCCTTGCGGCTGCGGCATGGGCTGCCTTCAACGCCCGTGCGACTACGGACAACGCCCTTGCACCCGAAGCCGCCGTCAGCGGTTGCCTGCAAGCCCGATTTGCCGTAATATTCAACTTCTAATATGCCCACGCCTTCCTTATTGATAGTCCCCGCCCGATTCAAGACGGGGAAACTATACTCCCAAATCCCAACCAGCGGGGCGGGGGACTTCACCGTTACCCGCAACACCGAGGCACGGCGGTTTGATTCTGCTGGCTTGGTCGCATCCGTAGCATCGGGCATTCCACGCTTGGACTACTACACAAGCGGCGGCGTTACGGGGTGTCCTGCGTTGCTCGTGGAGCCTGCGGCGACGAACTTGGCTCCAAACGCCAACTTGATGAATATCCTTGACACTCCAACGGTGTCGGGCGGGGTTGCATTCACGACGGGAAGCACGGACTTTCTTGCACCCGATGGAACGAGCGCAAGCATCAATAAATATGTTGGTGGCGCAGCAAGTGGAACAACGCAAGCAAGTAGGTATAGCACGACCGCAATAACGGCAACGGCTTCGGGGATTCATACATTTAGCATCTTTGTCAAGCGTGGCGCAACCAACCCTCTTGATTTTTGTGCAATTACACCCATTAGTTTTACAGGCATAAGCCCCAGTCCAGGTCGCTCGTTTTTCAATCTTGCAAGTGGGACTGCAATAACATCGGGCGCAAGGATTGAGAACTACGGGAATGGATGGTATCGGTTGATTTCTCAACCTCTTACATTGTCTGGCGACCTTATTGGGGGAATGGTGTTTGAATTAGCGAATACAAGCGGAAGCATATCTTTTGCCACATCAGGCGCACTCAACCTCACCGCCTACACTTGGGGGGCGCAGTTTGAAGCGGGAAGCATCGCCACTTCCTACATCCCCACCACCGCAGGAACGGGTAGCCGAAGCGCAGATGTCATCTCGGTCAGCGGAGCGGTCAGCGGGTCCATCGGGCAGACGGAGGGTGTACTTTACATTGAGTGCGAATCCAACGACGGAGAGGATGATGTGTTTAACATTAATCGTTCAGCAGCAAATGCAATCACGATTTACAAGAACGCAAACAACTCCTACCTTGGAAGGATTTACCACTCACCAAATCCAAGCATTATTTTTACATCGGCAAGCGGTGTCACGGGAACGGTTAAAATCGCCATCGCCTACAAAAGTGGGGATTCCACAATGTACCTCAACGGTTCACGGGTCGGAACGCTCAACACTACGGCAATCACATTTGGGGCGGCATTAAATTACCTTGGTGTAGATAAAAGTTCCGCATTTTTTAGCGGCATTAAACCCTCCCGCATCCGTGCCGTGGCCTTGTATAACACCCGCCTCACCGATGCAGAACTCGCAACGCTGACCACCCCCTAAGATGCCCACCTTCCGCAAGTTCGCCTTCCCCGACGGGGCTACCGCCGAGAAACTTTTGGGGGAATTCCTGCAACCGCTGGACTTCGCCGTGCCGCTCGGACACCTCTGCGCCGCTACCGATGTGGAAGGAAACTGCATCAAGACCCGCCCCGAATTTGCGGTGGACATACTATTCCACGACACCTGCCCCGAAGACCTTGCCGCATTTGTCGTTTGGCCCGAACCCTGTGGTGTTCATTCGTTCAGCGGGTGGGAGGAACAATACGCCGCAGATTTCCAAGAATTTGCAACACCTTCCAAATAAAAACATTTACAACCATGGGCCTATTTAAGCGCAACCCCGACCAACCCAAACTTCCACTTATGAAATCAGCCGTCATCGCTCTGCTCCGTCACTTGCTCACCTTCATCGGCGGCACACTCGTCGCCAAAGGTATCATTGACACCGCTACCCTCACCGAAATCATTGGCTCGGTATTGACCCTATTATCAGTAGGTTGGATGGCTTTGGATAAATCAAAGGGCGAGCCCAATAAGTAGCCACAGGGTGAACCTAATTGAAACCACTATCATCGGCACCATCAGCGCAATCGTTGGCGGTGCAGTCGCTTGGCTCACACGGGGACGCTTCCAAGCGGATTCCCTACAAGTCAAGCAAGCCCAAGCGGTGCTGGCTATGTGGCAGGAAACCGCTGAGGCTCAAAAGAAAGAGTTGACCGAATTACGCAACGAGATTGTAAGTTTGCGAGAGCGGATAGAGTTACTGGAGAACACCATCCAGCAACTTGAAGCCGAGAACGCAACACTTAAATCCCAGCGATGATTCTGCCACTAACCAAACACCACCGAAACATCCACGACATCACCTGCCAATCGGGGCAGGAGTTCTTGCTCATCAGCGACCTGCATTGGGACAACCCACACTGCGATAGGGGGCTGCTCAAAAACCATTTGGACGAAGCAGTCAAGCGGAATGCCGCCATCATACTGAACGGCGATACATACTGCTGCATGGGTGGGAAATATGACCGTCGTGCTGACAAATCTTTGATTCGTCCCGAACACAACACCGACCGCTACTTTGACGCTATCGTGGACACCTCGGTGGAATGGTTCGCTCCCTACGCCAAGAACATTCTGCTGATAGGTTACGGCAACCACGAAACCGCCATCATCAAGCACGGCGAAACGGACCTCTTGCAACGCTTTGCAAGCACGCTCAACTACGCCACAGGGTCAGCGGTTGAAGTCGGTGGGTACGGAGGAACCATTGACATCCGAGTTCTGCATGACACCATCCGTGGGGTCAACTTCGTGGTCCATTATTTTCATGGTCACAGTGGGGGGGGTGCGGTCAGCCGCGGAGTAATTCACGACCAGCGATTGCTTGCGGGAACCGAAGGTTACGACTTGACTTGGATGGGCCATGTCCATGAACTCTACTACCACCAAAACATGATTCACCGCTATGACCGCTCGACCAAAACACTTTTGCAGAAACCTATTCACCAACTTCGCACGGCTACTTACAAAGAAGAATGGGACGGCGGGTACATGGGCTTTCATACTGAACGAGGAAGAGGCCCGAAGCCTTTGGGTGGATATTGGATGAAGTTAGAAACCAGCAGGAACGCAAGCAAGGACAACAAGGGACCAGAGTTGCAACTGCACGCCACCTTCACTCCTGCGGATAGGTTGTACTAATCATGTAAAGAAAATCCAAAAAACTACGCATGACGAAGCGGTCATGTATAGAAAACGGCGTTTTTGATGTACGATTCCATCGTACAACTACCCCTCCTGCGTGTCGGAGGCGGTCAAGTAGAGGTAACCGTACTCTTTCTCCGCATTGAACTGCGGGCAAGCCTTGGTCACCCCTGGGAAGTCCCTGTGTCCGCAGATGCGGGCCTTGGGGTACTTCTGCAACCACGATAGCAGCACCCCTGCGATGGCTTGGCGTTGCTGGATGGTGCGGTCATCGGAATCTTTGCCCCCGATGTAGGACACATGGAGGCTCGTTGAGTTGTGTCCTGCAACCCCGTTGGTGACTTTGTCGTCGGTCGCCAAGGTCGTGATGTTTCCGTTCGGCTCAATGATTTTGTG